GAAGTAGATTCTGAAGACATATTACTATTTATTTAGATTAATACTCGCTAAAAAAAGAGACATTACGTCCATTACGGTTCGGGCGGGGCTGGTTAGGGGGTCTTTCAGGTCCGCCAAAGAATGGCTGTTGTGGAGCCCCAGGTGCAGCCGGCTGACCAAATGGTAGAGCAGCTGCTGCACGGGAACCTAATGTATTTACACCTTGCCCTACATTACGTACAAGTTCACGACCCATATTTACAGTATCCTTAAATGCATTTTTAGCAGTATTTGTAACAGCTGATACGGTGTTTGTAATTGCACTTAGCGGAGACATGGATGGGCTGGGTGTTTCAGGTGATGGCGGAGAAGTGGATATAGAAGGTGCGTCTGGAACAGGCACAGAACCACCTCCCCATAAACTAAAAATAAATCCAACAATGAAAAGAGCCATTACTGTATATAAAATTCCTGGACCATACGCTTTTAGACGATCAGCCCATGTTGCATGAGCATATTCATTACGAAAAAGTTTGTAATGATGGAACATTCCTGCAGTTAGGAGAAGTGCTGCACCAATAAGTGTGACAACTGGTCCAAATCGCGGAATTAGAATAAATACAATTAATACCGCAAATAATAACAATAAAAATCCAGGAACTAGAAACTCCATATCTGTTAACCAATGGGCTTAAATTTTTTCAATAAGGTCCACGTGTGTCAAGAAATGCTTGCGGCAACAATCACGCCGGAGCCCAAGTTCATCTAGAGTTTCCCCTTCTGGTGTAATAACTTTTGCAGAGCCGTCAATATAAATTGTACTATTCTCCTTATTGTCTCCACGGCGCATTTTAAGACGGGCTTGATATTTTCTCCATTTATCGGCAATCATATTACCACAATTCATACAACGAATAGGAATAATCATTTTATAGGCTTGATTCTACTGAGCCATGACAAGGATTTGAAAATCAAATTTTCACAGCGGCTTGCGTTCATTAATATACAAACCGCTTCCGGCTATTAGTCAGAATGACAAGTGTCTTATATAGCAGCGGTCTAAACTATCAGGGTCGTAATCCTATGGGTAATGAGATTCGTGGCTTAGAGCGTCGTTTTAATGAGTTTGAGGGTGCATTTACTGGTATTCGCTCTAGCATGCAGGAGTTTATTGAAAAACAGAAGGGCGGCGCAGATGTGTCGCAGAAGATGGCAGAGGTGCAGAGCAAGCTGACTGGTGAGGTTAGCGCTGCTGTTGCAGACATGAAGTCGCAGATTTCGGAAGTCGCAGATCGCATTGATGCTCTGCAGACAACGCTTGATATTCTCAAGCTGCGTCTAGACAAGGCTGAATCTGCATCTGCGTCTGCATCTGCAGCTGCTACAGCTGCAAAGACACTCGCTATGCAGGCTTCTGCAGATGCTGCGTCTGCTGTTGCGGCGTCTGCCAGTGGCTCCAGCTAAATGACTGTTGTGGTGGCGTCTGCCAGCGGCTTAATATCCATTTTTCTTAATTTTTCGTAGAACAGATTCTTCTACCTCAATTTCGTAATCATTACGAAGCTTAGGTGCAAGTTGTCTCATAGAGAGAGCTGGATATTTTTGCATGACAGTTAGGATCGTTGCAAGGTCATCTGCAGTTAGAGTGTGTTCTGGTGATTTAGAGCGCCCAGATTTATATGCAAATTTCTGAAACGGGTTTTCAGATTTAGCATTATCTGCGACTGACACGGGATCTGCGACTTCTTTTGTTTTTACTGTACCACTGGCATAAATGCCAGTACTAGTGTTGGGGCGTACCCCAACTGTACGCACAGGACCTTCGCTTGTCTGCTGCAAAGCTCCAATTTCAATCTGCGATGCATGATGTGCATCATGACAACTCTGGCAGACAACCACCAAGTTCCGCTGATCATCCCTCCCAGCACCATCTGCAAATCTGCGACCATCTGTCTGCGCAGTCGCAGCAGCTCTAGGGCGAATATGATGTACTTCCAAATCTCGTACAATTTCATGCTCACAAACTTCACAAATACGCCTGCTAATTGCATTATTCCATGCAGATGCAACACCCTCATCTTCCCGCGCTGTTCCTAATAGCCTTCGACGATATGCATGCGCCTTCTCTAGAAATGCAACAGGTAAATGCATCGCTCGTGCAACTTCCAACCCATATAATGTAGAACCAGCCCCAGGTAGCAAGGCGCGTTTATAGACAAGTCTATCTGCAACTGCATCATATTCCACACGCAAATGCCATACTTTCAAACCGAGCTCAGTCGGCTCTGGTAATACATCTAATAGCCCGTGTAGATGTGTTGCAAAGAAATACCGTGCATGCCGTTCTGCTAGCCAATCAATCCCTGCTGCAACAATCGCTTTTGCAGACTGCGACTCTGTTCCATTACATAGTTCATCTCCTAAAATCATTGTACCCTTATTTGCGGTATCTAAAAACTCCCGCATTTCACTCATTTCCATTGCAAAACTCGACATACCTGCCCATAAATCATCGCGGTTAATAATACGTGTATAAAGACTATTGAACGGTGCGAGTCTACAATTAGATGCTGGTACAAAGCATCCGCATTGTGCTAGATGAATTGCAATACCAATCGCTTTCATAAGGGAAGATTTGCCAGATGCATTCATACCATATACAAGCCAGCCACGCACAGAATCATCAAATTGAACAGTGTGAGAAATATATTCTGTTCTACTAATTGCAGATTCAATTAGAGGGTGTCGCAGATTGGTTGCAGAGAAGCTAGCGCCGCCATCTGCGGCTGCGCCTACTACCTGCGGTTGCGTGTATCCACGAGTCGCAGATTCAATTGCTAGGCAACGAGTAATATCAACTAGTTCAATCCACTCCTCTAATTGAGACCAGAGTTCGCCAGCCGCATCTGCAACTGTTCCGCAAATATCAGGCAGACACATCGCCACATCATGTTGCATAGCTGCACGCAGCTTATTAACAGATTCATTTAGAGTAGAGAGCCAGGGACATTCAACCCAAGATGCAGATTTGAGTGATCGCAGATGAGCACCCTTAAATGCAGATACAAGCACAGAAGCGCCTCCTTGAGCTTTGAAGGCTTTCTCTAACTCCTTTGCCGCCACTGGTGTTGCTTTTACACCATAAGGAGTACCTTCCTGTCCTTCCAAGCGAACCGCAGATGACTCCGCAGATACCCCTGCAAATGATCTGCAACGAACTACAAAGTCCCCCGCTTCACGCTCTAATTGTTGCAGTTTTGTTTCCTTATCAAATATATGAGTATATCGCTCAGTAGATGTATTTAGAAACGTGCAATTATCAGTAATTGCAGCAGCTTTATCAGCAGAAAAATCAGCTTCAAATACGGAGCTACGCCAAGTAGCAAGATCTGCAATTAGAGAGGATGGTGGTTGCATATTGGCTGGCAGATATTCTGCGAGTGTTTCAGCTGCAAGATAGCTTTGGTGAAGGGAGTATACATCATCTGCAGATATTTGTGCGCAGATAAGGCGCCGATGAAGGCGAGGAAGATCGTAAATTTCCCGTAATCTGCGAACAATTTCTTTCATAGATTCTTGGTTCAATGTCTGCATAGCAGCAATTTGCTCATAACGCATCTGCAACTGCACACCATCTGTAATTGGTGTCAGAAGGCGACGTTTGATAGCACGTTTTCCCATTGGTGTAATACAGCTCTGAAAAAGTCCCAATACACTATCCTGAATCCGCTGTGATGTAATCTGCAACTGGCTAAGTGCATTATTTCCAAGAATCATATGGTTTTTAGCAATATATGGTCTATTAGAGTGTAGACGTTGGAAGTTTGTTGGGTTCATTTCTTTAATAAAAAGGAGCAGATGTGCAAGAGCAATGGATTCTTGCGGCTCTCCTAGTTTTAGCCAATCTGCAACAGGAAGCATACTCTTAATAGCATATACGGTGCGGAAAAATTCATCACGGGCATGCGTAGCTGTTAGAGAACCAAGACTTACTCTCTGTTTCATATGAATTGATGCACGTGGATAATTGAGTTGGCGGCGCACATATTCTTCACTAGGTGCACGCACTGCATCTCCTTCCCAAAATACAAGCAATTCATTGGTGGATTGTACTTGTAGGAAATGGGCTAAATCATCACATTTCCACGTTTCGGCTCGTCCATATGTTTCACCATGCGTTGTTGTGGTTATACCAGTAGAAAGGTCAAAAGATGCAGCGCTATAAGTTGGCGCATCGAGGTCATTTTGATATAAGCAAATGCAGCTAATAGATCGCGTAGTTCCACTTCCTAGATTTTCAATATGAGTTCCTGGAGATAAAATACGAGATACTGCTCGTTCAATCCGTTTGCCTGTCTTTGTTTTTAATTGATCTACGATAATAACTGTCCAGCCAGCATCTGTTAGGCGTGCTGCCCATTTATGGAGTGCATCAATAGGGAATCCCCAGAATCGTCCTTCATATCCTGATGGAGTATCATCCTTCCTAACTGTTAGGCGGATGTTCAATACATCAGCAATTTCTTGTGTATTGCATTTAGGAATCCCTGTTTCAGTATCAACCAAGTCATAGAGTTCATAAAATCCACCTACCATTAAAAATATAGCAGTATTTATTCCATATAAAGAACTATACTGCTTTAAAAATCGTTCATATTCGTCGTACATTTTAGGTGTGCGGCTTGCTACACTTTACTGTAGAGGTACAGCCTTAGACTGCTGTTTTTGTTTATAGATTTTCTCTACATCATTGTGTGTTTCAGCAAGTGTTGCTTGAATTTGTTTGACTTCAGATTCATCTCGTGCATATGCATAAAAGCTATGCATAGGTGCTTGTGGAATAGGAACAGCGTGATATTTATAAAACAGTTTACGAGCATCATTATCACCAACCATCCAGCCAAGTATAAACCCTGATACAAATCCAGCAACTACTGGAAGAACTTGTTTGTTAAAATTTACGGCAATAAATTCCATAATGGCTTGTGGTACAAACTATTATGGAACAAGTGAGAATCAAATTTGCAGGAGGGTTTAAGGGGAACCATAAAGGCATTTTGCCTTTATACTAAAATTAGTGCTATGCACTAGTTGTACAAAGAGTTGCACAAGCTTTTACACGATCTGCAGTAATAGTTCCTCCGTAATTATTGAGGCATTTTGTAATACAATCAATTACAGTTGGGTTATTTGCAAGTGCTGGTGCTGGTGCTGGAGCAGCTGACGCGGAGCCTGGTTGGGCGGGTGCATTCCATGATTGATCACCCTGGTATGGTTGATAATTGGGATCAGAATATCCAAGCAAACGAATACATGCAAAATCATTCGAATCACATTGTATTAAATGACGACCACCAGAAGCATCTTTATTATAATTAACAGTGTCGACATAGGATGTCTCATTCCATCTGCTACCAGTTTTACGTTCAATATTGCTAGCAGAATAATCGGTAGCATCATAATAGGTTAGCCATTTTGGATCAACCGGTTTGTTAGAACCAGATGCAGACATATCTGTAATTAATTTCCGAATATCATCACGGGTTGTTACACCATCCGATAACATTTTATATAGATTTTGAGTTTGTCCTGATATATTTTGAGCTTGCCACAGTGAAGCAGAGATATAATCAGATGTTGAGGCAAAATCAGAAGCTGTTTTCATACTTCCGCTTTTAGAGCCAAGACCATATTTTGCAGCAAGTCGGTCAGTATAACTTTGATATTGAGCAAATCCTTCTACCCCCAAATAAACCATAAAACTGACACAAACAATTAGGAGAATTATTAATTTTTTATCCAGCATTCTAACAGTTAGAGGGATTTTGTTGTAAGTAATTTGGCATCTGCATACATTTGTCGTAATATAGATTCGGGAGCTTTACTATCTTCTTTAATAATATGGGCTGCAATGAGTTCTTTTCTAATCTGCTCTAATGGGGCGGTTTTAGAGAGTTTATTTAGGCGGCGGGCGCGAGTGACACGACGTTTTAGATGTGTTATACCGAGGGATACTTTACGAGCTTTGGATGCAGGTGTTTGCGCTTGCGCAGCAGCAGCATCATGATTTTTCTTTGTTAAGACAACCTTCATATGTTTCGGTTTTTTTCCGCCTAAAATAACCTTACTGTGTGGAACCGGAGCTTCTTGTTTTGAACTGTCTTGTAGAGACTCTTGACCATTGGAAGAAGATTGCTTTCCACCCAGTATCTCCGCCTTTGATGCAGATTGTACTGTAATTGCTTTTGTATCCGATTCAGCTGGAGATTCTCGTTTCTGCAATGGTGCAGGCGCTTCGCCACCAACTTTTACAATTGATTGTGGGGATGCAGGACGACTCTCATTTCTCTTACGACGTGTTTTTGCGGTAGTGGAGCGGTTGTCTCCATCTACACTAAATACAGCTGAGCCACCTGTAACAGTAATTTTGCGTGTTTCAGACATAATATACCTCCTTATTCTTACATGCTATTTTCTAGGGGGCGTGACCTACATAAAGCCTGCGCAATACACTTAGGGTAGTGTCAGCTTTATCTAGCACACCCCTAAAAGTTGATTTCAAGATCATTCCAAATACTTTGTACAAGCCTTATATAAATTATTTGGAAATCCACTCTACAAGCCCGAAATGACCGACATTCAGACACCGTCATACCGTCACATCTTGGATGTTTACTTTGGTCAGTCTGATGGGCGCCAAATTCTACACCATCAGATCGAGTCATTCAATCAGTTTATGGAGCATGATATCGCCGAAATTATTCATATGGTCAATCCCATTACTGTCAAAGGTTCGCCTGAGATTCCTCTTGCAGGTCCACGCTCTGCGCTAGCATCTGCAACCGGTCTTTCTACTACAGCAGCCAATGCACTTATGGGTGGTGCTATGCCGGCTGGAGAGGTTCCTGCTCCTGCAGCAATTGTCGCCAACCATGAATATGAAATCCGCGTGACCTTTGAAAAGGTGACCATTCGTAAGCCAACTATCTTTGAGAACAATGGTGCAGTGCACCCCATGCTTCCAAATGATGCTCGCCTACGCAATCTCACCTATGCTAGCCCCCTAAATGTCGATGTGCGCGTTGAAACGACCGCCATTGATAATACGCGGGATGGAGCTCGCGAAACACGCACTCGCCTTTTCCCAAATGTGCATCTCGGCAAAGTCCCTGTCATGGTTGGTAGTAAATACTGCCTTCTAAATGACCAGCGACACATGCATTCCTCGCAATTAGGAGAATGCGCAGAAGATATGGGCGGCTACTTTATTATCCAAGGCGGCGAGCGTGCAATTATCAGCCAGGAACGTATGTCTGAGAATCGTCCCTTTGTTTTCCGCAATGGTCGCAACTCCGCCAAGGAGCTTGAAGTCGTGGAAATCAAATGTATCGGTCCAGATAACGACCAGGTCCCTAAAAGCAATGCTGTGAAAATCGTCTATCACCCTAAGAATCAGCAGATTATGCTCCTACGTGCAATCGTACCTCGCATCAAACAGGATATCCCCCTCTTTGTGCTGTTCCGCGCACTTGGTATTACCGCCGATAAGGATATTCTCGACCTAATTGTTGGTCCTGGCGGCGATTCTGCATTTGACTCCCTCTTTATGGAATCTATGATTGAAGCGGGTGATGTACGCACTCAGGAGGACGCCCTCAAGTGGCTCGCTCAATTCATCAATGTCTGGTCTGTAAAGAATCAGAAGGCGATTGTAATTGAAGATATCCTGGGTGAAGAACTCTTCCCTCAAATTGGCGGTAAGGACAAGACATATGAGAAAGCATGCTTCCTTGCACATATTACTCGCAAAGTCCTCTGGTCTGCGTGGAAACGTATTAGCGCCGATGACCGAGACGCCTATCCAAATAAGCGTGTTGACATTCCTGGCTTCCTTCTGGCTGATCTTTTCCGCAAGACCTTCACCACTCGTATGGTAAAGGACATTCGGGCTAGTATTGGTAAGGAGATTCATGGCGGCAGCTGGCGTGCAAATGGTAATTTTGAAGAGATTGTGAACATTAACAATATTAACAAGATTATCAAGTCTACTATCCTTGATGTCAATCTGAAGTCCTCCATGGCAACCGGTAATTTTGGCTCCGCAAAGATTGGCAATCAGTCCAAGATTAATGTAAGCCAAGTTCTCAATCGTCTCAATTACATCTCCCCTCTTTCTCACTTGCGTCGTGTTAGCACGCCCATTGAAAAGACTGGTAAACTGATTGCACCTCGTAAGCTCCACAATACGCAATATGGATATATTTGCCCTTGTGAGACGCCAGAAGGTCATTCTGTAGGTGTAGTGAAGAACATGGCAAGTACTGCATTTGTGAGCATTTACAGCGCGGCGGGTGTTGTAAGTGATTACTTTGCAACGCTCGGTACCATCCCTTCCAAAGGAAGGGATACTAGTGCTGGTGCTAGCACCAGCGGTACACTGAAGCCTCTTCGTGGCTCCTCCATTGAGGAGCTCCATGAAAATACCCGCGTATTCCTAAATGGTGCGTGGATCGGTACTCTCGATGCTTCAAACGCTGTACATACTATTAAAGCACTCCGCAAAGCGAAGCATGGTGGAGTCATTCATATTCATACAGGAATTGTATGGAAACCGGCTCTCAAGGAGCTCTGGATTACGACCGAAGCAGGTCGTATGCTCCGTCCACTCTTTATTGCAGACACTCTTCGCGAGATTGTTCTTGATAAGACAGGTAAGCTCAAGGAGCAAGTGGAAGCAATTAAGGATTGGAACCAGCTACTTCTTTGGCAAGCGCCAAGTGGAGGATACCTAATTGAGTATGTGGATGCGGGTGAAACGGAAGGCACGGTTATTGCAATGCAACCAACAGATCTCCTAAAATCAGATGCTGCATTTACGCATGTGGAAATCCATCCATCCGCTGCACTTGGTACACTTGCAAGTAATATTCCCTTTCCAGATCACAATCAATCTCCACGAAATGCTTACCAATGCGCCATGGGCAAGCAAGCAATGGGTATCTACTCGCTCAACTATTTGGAGCGTTTTGACACAATGGCGCATGTCCTTTCCTATGTTGATAAGCCATTTGTCAGCCCATTTATGAGCAAATTCTACGGAGCACAGAATATGCCATCGGGGCAGAACATCATTGTGGCTATTATGACATATTCGGGTTACAATCAGGAGGATTCAAATATGATGAATCGTGCATCACTGGAGCGTGGGCGTTTCCGTAGTATCTTCTATCGTACCTATAAGGATGAGGAGCGAAAGAATCAGAGCAGTGGTGAAGAGGAGCGATTCTGTCGCCCAGATCCTGAGCTCACCAAGCAGCTCAAGAATGCCAATTATGAGAAACTTGGTCCTGAAGGATTTATTCCTGAAAATGCCTATGCCAATTCAGATGACATCCTAATTGGTAAAGTTGTCCCTCTTCGCGTAGGAACTGGTCAGGTTATCCCAGCCGGCTCTAAGAAGTTCCGCGATGTGAGTCGTACAATGCGCAATAATGAGGTCGGCTATGTAGATAAGATTTATAAGAATCGCAATGGTGAGGGATATTCCTTTGTAAAAATTAGGATGCGTCAGGATCGCATTCCTGAGATTGGAGATAAATTCAGCTCGCGTCATGGTCAGAAGGGTACGCTAGGTATGATTCTCAATCCTGAGGATATGCCTCAGACGGCTGAGGGTCTCGTGCCTGATATGATTATTAATCCTCACTGCATTCCCAGCCGTATGACAATTGCACAGCTAATGGAAACGTTGCTAGGTAAGATGTGCTGTAAGGCGGGTGCACTTGGTGATGGTACACCCTTTGCCGAAGCCTCTGTAGAGAAGATTTCACAGATTATGCGCGACGAATATGGTCTGGAGCCACACGGCAATGAGATTCTCTATAATGGATATACGGGGCGCATGATGGAGACGAGCATCTTTATTGGTCCTGTATATTATCAGCGTTTGCGCCATTGTTCGGCGGATAAGCTGCACAGTCGTGCATCGGGTCCGCTTGTCATGCTTACACGCCAACCTGCTGAGGGGCGTGCAAGGGATGGTGGTTTGAGATTTGGTAAACACTTTGCCAAAAAGCGTAATGTAAAAGTTGCGCTAGTCCTTTATGAAAGGGCAACACTATCAAATTCAGGGAAACTCTCCTACATACCAAAAATTGAAATTGCTGCTTAAATAAATTATTATTATACAATGTCTGACATATTATGGAAACCAATTACAGATTATGAAAATTATTCTGTATCAAATACTGGTAGTATAAAAAATAATATAACAAATCGCATATTAAAAATGTATATTAGAAATGGGTATTATTCTGTATCATTATCAAAAGATAATATAAAGAAGACAATTAATATTCATAACATTGTTGCCCAAACCTTTCTTGAAAAACCAAATATTGAAAAATACGTGGTTAATCATATTAACGAGGATAAGTTAGATAATAATCTAACAAATTTGGAATATACTACATATAGTGCAAATACGATGCATAGTATGACTTCAAAAAGAACTTTAAACAAGACAAAGTTCTCTCTAGATGAGTTTATTGAAGTTCCAAACTATCCAAATTATATGATTTCAAGAAATGGGAATATATACAGTAAATCAATTAAGCGATTATGTTGTATTACAATACTACCAAATGGTTATCATAAAATAAAATTAAAAGCTTCTACTGGTATATATAAAGATTTATATGTTCATGTTATTGTTGCAATGGCTTATCTAAATTATGTTCCTTCATCAAATAAGATTGTAATCAATCACAAAGATGGAAATAAAGGAAATAATATATTAGATAATCTTGAGATTGTATCACAACATGAAAATATGAAACATTCTATTCAAATAAATAATCATAAAATATATCGTAGAGCGGTATATTATATTGATGAAAGTGGGAATAGAATAGAATATAAATCAGCCAAAGAAGCATCTATTGAAACAGACATTGATAATAGTAGTATATTAAAATCATGTAAAAGTGATAAACAAAAAGCAGGCAATATCAAATGGTATTATGTCTAATTCCTAAGTTCTATTGCGAAAGTATAGAATGGCTACTGGGAAAACTAGTAGGTATAGGTACAATATTAGACTAGAGACAATCCTGAGCCAAGTTCCTAAATCTACATACAATTACATGTAGACATGGAAAAGGTGCAGAGACTAGATGGTAGTGGGTGTCATTGGTGGAATGATGCTTAAGATATAGTCCAGTCCCACTCGCGAGAGTGTTTATAGTAAGCATCAGCAGTTTTCATACAATGAACTGTTGATGTGAGCTATGAATAGCAATGATGTTAAGAGTAAATGCTTAGCGGAGCGAGGTATAAACGGAAATGGAGAGAGATTGTGTAGCCGCTCACGGTGTCACTGAATTTACAAAGGAGCGTCTAATGGAATGCTCCGACGCGTTTGCATGCTTTGTGTGCAAGGATTGCGGCTTGCTTGCAATTGCAAATCCCAAGAAGGGTGTATGGAATTGCCGTGCATGTGGTAATACAACCAACTTTGGTGCTGTACAGATTCCATATGCATCGAAGCTCCTATTCCAGGAGCTAGAGACAATGTCCATTTCAGCGCGTTTGCTGACGCAAGGGAAGCTCAATCAGGATACTGCAGGTGTAAAACGAATGGATGCAATTAAGGAATAAAATAGGGCACTAAAATAGAATGGTAAAGATACTAAACAAGCTGTCCCAGACATTTCGTAAGATTATAGGTCTGCCTGTTCGTGGCGTCCGCGGTGTCTATCGCGGCACACGCCGCGCTGTTCGTGGTGCAACTGGTGTAGCAAAGGGTGCATACACTGGTACCAAGCGCGCCATGGCGCGCTCGCTAGGACGGGTGCTTAGCGTCCGTGGTACTAAGCGTGTTGTGCGTGGTGCAGTTGGTCTAGCCAAGAAGCCTGTTATGTTTGCAGAGAAACTTGCACTACACCCTATTCGTACTACCAAGGGTCTTGCACGCAATGCAACTCGCCGTGTAAAGAAGACTGCTCGCCGTGTACGCAAGCTTGTGAAGTATTAAATAATTAAATAATTAAATAATTAATCAATTTAAAAATAATAAATTTTTTCATTGATTATTTAACGGCGTGCTTTAAATGCAAGTAGAGCGGCTATTAGGAGAAGTCCAGCGGTGCTGCCGAGGATGAGTTGTTGCATGCGGTCACATCCACAAAATGCTTCGGTGTTTGTCTGTAAAGCAGCTTGATCGGCTTCATATGTTTCACGGTCAACATATTTATCGAGCACCCATCGTAATTGTTTTGGTACTTGTCCAAATTCATTTGCCTCGCCGTCATAAATGACATCGCCAGGATTTTCCACGACAGGCTTATTGCGGTCCTCTTGACCATTCTCGTCCATTGCATAAAGGCGATTGAGTGAAGTA